ATGACGATGTATCTACTGCTGATTTACGCAAAGAATTATTTGAAGCCGAAGATGTTATTGTAGGAAGAAAGAAAGATAATGACCATGGTTTAGGTGAATTATTAGAAAGACAAAAAGAACGCACAGAAAAAGCAACGACACAAGAAAAAGTAGAGTCTATTTCTGAATCTCCTAAAAATAATGATTAATTAATGTGTATAACAATTTTTAATTTTTTGCTAGAAAATTTATTATTATATTATATTATATTATATTATAGTAAAATATGTCATATACTAAATATGTAAGATTATATATTAAGCACGGGAACCTTGACGAAACCATAGAGAAATCACTAGAACTTGGTATGTTGGAATATCAAACAATAAGTTTTATAAGGCAAAATATACCCTCTATAAAGGAAATACATCTTACAAGACTTATTCCAACTGAAGCTAATCGAAAACCGAGTCATATAACAATTGTATTTGATGATGGCTCTAGAGCACATTGGTGGTATACAAACAGCGATGGTCTTACAATACCACGTATATTTAGTAGAGATAAAGATGTGTATACCAATTTTCTAAACTTTTCTATATATTTAGAAGGCATCAATCAGTTCATAGGTATTCCACAATATTTATTAACTCTTTTATACGATAATATGAAAAGTAAAACTGGAACATACGGTGAATACATTCGTGATATAAATACATATATAGGAAATTTACTTCCATTACAAAGTGAAGATGAGTTAGATCAATATGGAACACAGATTGAGCCTGTATATGGAGAACTAGTGCCATATACTGCTCCCGCTGCCGCAAGCACTACTAATCCTTATCTTCCATTACAAAGCGAAACTGAGTTAGATCAATATGGAACACATATTGGCCCTATGTATGGGGAACTAGTGCCATATACTGCTCCTGCTGCCGCAAGCAGTACTAATCCTTATCTTCCATTACAAAGCGAAACTGAGTTAGATCAATATGGAACACATATTGGCTCTATGTATGGGAAACGAGGCGGTGGTAGTAATAAAATAAAAAAATCACATAAAAGAAAATCACATAAAAGCAGATTACATAAAAGAAAATCACATAAAAGAAAATCACATAAAAGAAAATCACATAAAAGAAAATAAAATCATAAAAATATATTTATAATATTTATTGGAACAATATTATAAATAAATTATTACCATTTTGTTTTGCGCACATTTATTTTAGGTCCTTTTTTCTTATCTCTTATATTTGGGTCATACATTTCTTCTTCATTATCAGAGTCTAAATTTTTACTAATTTCCCAAAATTCTTTTGAACCCAATTTGAATGCCTTATGATGGTCTGCTTTATACCAAAAAATTTGGTCTTGTAATTTATTTGATTTAGCATTATTATTTATTACTAAACACTCAAAATTTTCTGTGCATTGATCCATTACTTGACAAAAACTTTCGAAAGTTGGAAACATACCAGCATAATTTTCATAAATACGCCGCCTATTTGCTATATATGGTTCTCGCAATATGAAAACATAATCAATATTTGTGCGTAAATTTGGAGGAATACCTAAAGGATATTGCATAGTAATAACAAGCATTATTTTCCAATGGCGTCCGTTCATAAAAAGAAGACGCATCATTTTATCTTTAGTCCAACTACCATCATATAAACAGTCATCTAAAATAACAAACGCGCGAGGGTCTATATTTGATTTTTTATAAACCTCTATTTCTTTTTTTACTTGCTTTAATACTGTTTTTTGTCTTTTTAAAATATTTTCTATAATAGCAGTATTATATTCATCGTGTATAAAGAGTTTTGGAACATGTTCAGCATAAAAACCATTACCTGCTTCAGTTCCACTAATAACAGTTCCTATTGGTATATCTTGGTGATAATAGAGAAGATCTCTAACTAAATATGATTTACCTGTATCACGACGCCCTATTAAAACAATAACAGGACCTTTATTTTCATCTGGTTTAAAGCTAATGGTTTTAATATCAAATTTTTTTAATTCTAATGTCATTATGTTTAATAATAATATTATATATTCTAAGATTTAAACTAAATAATTTTATATCTAACTAAATATTATAAAAAGAAAATAAACTATTTAGTAATAGCTAATATTTTAAATAATATTTAAAAAATATTTAAAATATTATTTAGAAAGATTATTTGTGTTATAAATAGAAAAAATTAGTATTTATAATTTATTAAATGGAATTAAACTATAGAAAAAATAATAACAAGCAACTTTTTGAAACAATTAGCAATACCAAGTTTTTCGATTTAACAAATATTCAAAATTATTTTCCATTGTATAATAATTATTTTGATTTAAATAGCAACAATTACAATGCTATTAATCTAAATAATAAATACAAATTAGAAAATATACTGGAAAAAATTAATTATAACAAATTTGTTGCTGAAATATGTGATATATGTAATAATATATCTAGTAAAAATATTTTTATAAAATTTAGTCCATTAATAGACCCTATTAAATACATGCTAGGTAAATACGATAACTGTTATAATATTTTAGAACTACCTAAATTTTATAATAATGATCATATAATTAATAATAATGAATATCATAAAAAATATAAAAAAATATTAGATCCAAATAATGCAGCATATATTGATGGGTTTTTTTCCTTTTTATCTAGTTGCTTATTAAATAACTATAGTTTTTATAATGGATTAAACTATTATGGAGCATTTTTAGGAATTAAAAATAATTATAGAGTTAATATTTCTGAAGATTTGGAAATTTTAAATGAATCAGACCATTTTCATAAATATAGAGATAACTTATTTTCTATTGAAGCAAGTGAAAAAATAAAAAGTATTTTTGGCAAAACTAATAAATATAAAAAGTCATTATTAATAACTGATAGTGACAATAGAGATTTAACTAATGATTTGAACATTCAAGATTTAAATATTCAAGATTTAAATATTCAAGATTTAAATATTCAAGATTTAAATATTCAAGATTTAAATATTCAAGATTTAGAGAATAATGAACCAATTTGTTTGGAAAACAAATCTTTAATTCAAGAGGAATTAGAATTGACATATGAAAATTTAGATATTTTAGATAAATCATCTACTAAATCCAGTAATTATAATACAAGCAAAAATGAAACAACTAATTCAGAGTCGTGTTCATCTAGGTCATCCAATACAGAATCGTTAGACTCAAATAAAACCGATACAGACGATTCTAATAGCGAAGAAAGTTATGATGATGAAGATATATTTTGTTCAATAGACAAATTTCCTGTTCAAATTATAGTATTAGAATGTTGTGAAAATACATTAGATTCTTATATTTCAAGTAAAAAAATTAAAGATGATGAATGGGAATCTATTGTTTTGCAAATATTATTTACATTAATTACTTATCAAAAAGTTTTTCATTTTACTCATAATGATTTACATACAAACAATATTGTATATGTAGAAACCGAAAAAAAATATTTATATTATAAATTTAACAATAGTCATTATAAAATACCCACATTTGGCAAAATATATAAAATAATTGATTTTGGAAGAGCTATTTATAGTTTTAAAAATAAATTTATATGTAGTGATAGTTATTCACAAGATGGAGATGCTGCTACGCAATATAATTGCGAACCTTATTTAAATGAAAATAAACCACGTTTAGACCCAAATTATAGTTTTGATTTATGTCGCTTAGGATGTAGTTTATTTGACTATTTTATTGACGATTTAGATGATATAAAAAAATTAAAATCCCCTATAAAAAAAATAATGATTGAATGGGTGTTTGACGATAAAAATAAAAATATTTTGTATAAAAATGATGGATCTGAGAGATACCCCGATTTTAAATTATATAAAATGATAGCACGCAGTGTTCATAAGCATACTCCACAAAATGTGTTAAAAAAACCGCTATTTGAGAATTATGTAATAGCAAAAAAGAAAATCAATAATCCAGAAGCAATATTTAATATTGATGAATTACCAATTATGGTTTAAATAATTTTGGTATTTTATATACATTTTATATACAAAATACCAAATACTAGATACCAAATATAAATATAAATATAAATTATATATAAATATTAATTATTAAAAATCTGGTTCATTTGTAAAAGCACTTAGTGTTTCTTTTGAATTACCTATTATTTCATTGATATTAAGTTGTTCCAACCCAAACATTGAAATCATAGAGCATACAAATACTATTAGACTATCTTTTGTTATATTTTTTAATGATTTTTCTTCTTTAGTTATATATTTCATATCTATTATTTTATAAATCATAAATATAATACTTATTGCTAATGAGGGTATTATAAAATTCATTTATTATTACAAAACAAATGAATTTTATATATATAACGAATTGATTTATTTTAATTCTTCTATATCTAAATCTAAATCTAAATCTATGTCAGATTTTTCATCATCAGTACTTAATTCGGTTTTTAAATCTAATATATCTAAATCAATTTCTTGAGGATTGTTTTTAACATTCATTTTATCTATTTTTAATTTATAATTATTTGATTCATTATTTGATTCATTATTTGATTCATTAGCATATTCATTAATAGATTCATTAGTTGATTCGTTATCTGATTCATTTGCTGATTCTTCATTAGAAGTAGAATTTAATTTTGATAATAGCGAACTTGTTTTTGAATCTCTATTATTTTTAACTATTTCTAAATTGTCTTCATTCAAATCTTTATTTGCATTTTTAAGTGCTTTCTTTAAATTTGTTTTACTTTCTTCTTTTATTTTTTCAAGTGCTTCTTTTTTAATTTTTTCTAATTCTTTAATTTCTTTTAGTTTATTAAGTTTTTCTAATGCTTCTTTATCTGTTACGATTTCCTTTTTTTCTTCTATTTCAACATCAGTTTCTTGTGTTTCATCTAAATACATTTGTAATATGTGTTCAATAGGAATGCTCTCTCTTATTGTATTTAAAATACATTCTTTGACTATTAATTCTAATTCTCTATTATTTTTTTGTGTTTGTAATGGTTTAATGTTTTTTTCAAATAAATATATATTAACATACACCTTTCTAGCAACATTTATATATGTTCTGTGTATAAATTTACCCAAATCTGGTATGTCAATATTAATTTTTTTTTGTTTTAATCCTACACGAGAAGATGTTAGAGATTTTAATTGTGCAATATGAACACAAGATAGCAAATCTTCTAAATAGTTGCATGCACTTGATACAATTATTCTTTGTTTTTCGTTTTCAACTATTTCAGAACTCCATTTTGGAATATTATTCAAAAAATTTTGAAATGTCATTAAATATTTAGACTCTTCATCATTTTCTTGGCAAACATTATATGCTTCGGAAAAAACAGATCTTAAACCTTCAATAATACAAGGCGTTAAAGTGTTAGTCAATCTAGCACACCACTCATTCTTTGATTCAATTATTGTTGATAAAGTATAATCATCCATATTTATAGTTTAAATTTTATTTTTTAAATAAAATTTAAACTAAATTGTTTAATTGTTTAATTGTTTAATTGTTTAATTGTTTAATTAAATAGTATTAAATATTGAAAAATTAATAGGACAATTATTACTATAAAAATATAATATAATAAATATTAAAAATTCTTCACATCGTATTTCCTTTTTGTAAATATCAAAAAAAAATACAAATTTTGAAAAATCAGACTTAAAATTATCACAATTTGTAAAAAATTCTAATAAATTATTAGCACTAATACCTTTGTTATATATTAATGAACTATAATTAAATAATAGGTCATTTTTTGAATTAGTGACTGGTTCTTTAATAGCATTATCTAATTTTTTTATGATTATTGCTAATTTGCTATTAAATTTATTATTGTTACTATTGTTATTGTTAATAAATGTTAATGACTTATATATACTATTCAAGTTGTTAATATTGCAATAAATCTCACAAAATCTAGATAATATTGGTCTGATAATTTTTGACTTATTTGCTGAAACAATAAAAAATTTTGTATTACTATATATTTCTATTGATCTTCGAAGTGCAGATTGAGCATCTAATGTTAAACTATCAGCATTTAATAAGACAATGGATTTAAAATTAGTTATATTTTTATTAATTATTGTATTTGCAAAAAATCTTAAATTATCTCTTATAAATTTTATATTTCCTTTTCCTAAACTACAGTTCAATATGAGTGTATTATTTTCAATATTTTTATAATTTTTATAAATATATAATAATAATTGTTCTAATAATGTCTTTTTACCTATTAAATTATTTCCATATAATAA